CTTCCATTCATTCTAGCACTAAATCTTGGAATAGCAGGTTTTAAAATACGACCACTACTATCTATAGTCATAGCAGTTGTGCCATTAGCACTTTGAATAGTTCCTGTTTTTAGTCCACCTGATAAAGAAGGATTACCAGATATAGTAGTGCCTGAAGCAGCTAACGTCTGCCCACTTGTAAGCGTAACAGTAGTACCTGTATTTCCTTTTATTTCATCAACAAATAACTTACTCATTATATCACCGTAAATGTACCATTCACAGTTATGGTCACTCCTGTATTAATTGTTATTGGTCCTATTACACTACCATTTTCACCTGATGCTATTGTCTGACTAGTTGTTAGTGTATTAGTATTTATTCTAATTGGTGCAGTACCCCTAGCTAACTGTGAACTTAACTTAGCTGCTGTTACTGTACCATCAGCTGGCGTAGTTAATGAACCTGTCTCACCTAGTATTATTATATAATCTATTACATCATTACTTGTAAGTGCAGAAGCAAATACTATATTACTACCATTCAAAGTATAAGCATCAATAGGTGCTTGTGTTACTCCGTTTAAACTTACAATCATTGATTCAGCACTAGCTGGAGTAAATGCTACACCTGCACGTTGCAAGGCAAAAGTTGCTGTAGCTGACGTAGTAATACTGTCTAGCTTTATAAACTCTCCTTGTATTAATTGCTTACCTATATATGGCATGTTGTTCTCCTTATAGTTTATCCATTTCAGCTTTTACTTGTGTCCATGTAACACCCCAATCTTTTGGGTCTGAACTCTCTATTGAGTTTTCATTTTCATCTACACCGATTACCTTAGTAAAAGCATTATTAAATTTTTCTTCTGTGTCTATAACACTATCTGCTCTTAATACCCATGCTTTAATTCCTAAATTATCTAATGCTTGTGATACTTTTGAAAACATACTCATGCCTTTATCTCCATTGCTTGATAGCCTACATTAAGACCATAAGGATTTATAGTAGCTTTTTTGGAACTATAAACATAACTTTGAATATCAAATTGAACTTCCGAAGTAGTGTTTGGTGTAAAAACTCCACCTAAAAATGAACCAGCAGCACCATACCTATATCCATTATTAGATATGTTAAGAACAGCACTACTTAATTGAATAGCAGATGTTGAACCTCCTATAGTCATTAATATTCTATAAAGAGTATGGCTTTCTCCACTGATAGCTCCATTACCTCTATCCATCATATATTGTACTAGTATTTTATTAGATGCAGATGTAGGTGTTATTTTTAAAGCATTGGTAGCAGAATGTACTGTTGTCCAAGAAGCATTGTTATGTTCACCACCATTAGTTGATGTTTTAGTTACGCATTGGACTATTGAACCACTGGGTAAATTAGCATGAGTGATTGCTAATGTTGCTAATTTACTTTGTGCTATAGCTGCACTATTATCTATATCCGAATTTGAAATAGCTAATGCTGCTAATTTAGTTTTAGCTATTGCTGCACTACTATTAATCTGAGTATTAGTAATACTATTATCTGTAATACTTGCAGCTGTTATTTTTGATAATGCCATTATTTACTCTCCAATGCTTCTATTCTTTTTATTAATCCTGCGATTATATTGTCTTTAACTGTAGAGCTATCATCACCATCTTGATTACCAGTATAAACTAACTTTGTTCCAGTAAGTTTTTCTACCTCACGAACAACCTTCATCATATCTACATTTACATAAGTAAAGTCTTTTGCTTCGGTAGTATCTACTACTGGAACATCTTTTCCATCTGCATCCTTTTCGGTTTTTATATTACTTGCTGTTTTTTTATTTAAAAATGCCCATGCATGGGTTTCACTTGCACCATCTGGTATATATTCAAAGTTATGTGGTGATATTAAATTATTGTTACCAGCACTATCTCTTGCATACAATTCACCAGAAACAGCTTGTATATATGAGTTATTTCCAGAACCCCAAATAGCAGTATTAGCACCACCCTCTGCGGCTTTCATTGTAAAAATATGAGTTCCATTTTCTTGTATTTTAAATTTTGCAGAACCACCAGTTGCAAACATCATACTGTCGTCATTATGGTAATACTCAATCACACCAACTGTAGTATTGCCAGTTCCATCAGCAAAATGAATACTGCCATATCCACTTGTTGCAGATATTAAACTCATTCCAGCGTGATTTACACCAGCTTCAGTTTTTTTAATTACTAAACCATTTCCATAACTGTTATATTGTGATGGGTCTGTAACACCTATTCCAACATTACCTGTAGATGTTATTCTAAGTTTTTCAGCCATGTCTCCGTTACTTTCTCTTGTGGCAAAGGCTAGTGAAGTTGCTTTTGCACCTTCTCTGATTGCACCAATTCGAGCTGTACTCATACTAAGATTATTATAAGTTTCACCTGCCATCATAAAAAGACCTGCAAAACTATTTGTAGTATTATTTCCTACATTCATAATAGATATTTCTGAAGGCATTGGTGTAAAGTTATTACCATTAGAATTTATATCATCCCAAAGATTTGTAGCATCAATTTCAGAGGTAACTACTTTTAAAGAACCTTCAACTGTACCACCTACTGGACTTGGAGTAGCTGCACCACTTTGATTTATAGTAAGATCAGTGGTAGTTGTAGCACCACTAAACGTACCAGTAGTTCCACTCAAAGCTCCACTAAAAGTTCCAGTAGTTCCCACCAATCCACTAGTAAACGTACCAGCTGTAGCAGTCAAAGCCTGATTAGCTGGATGCGAAATACTTTGTACTGCCAACTCATCATATATAATATAAAAGTCATCTGTTCCTGCAACACTACCTGTAGTTGTTAATGTAGTTCCATTAACTGAATAAGCTGTTGTTGGTTCCTGTCGTACATGGTTTATATAAACTGATAAATCATTTGCACTAGATACTGCGTGAGTTAGAGTAAAACTTGTACCACTTTGTCCTGTAAGATCTTGTTTTTCCCTAGATGAAAATGCATCTGCTAAAGGGTTTCCTACGTATGGCATATGACCTCCTATGTACTAATTGCATCTACAACAGATACTATTGCGTCTACTGAACTTGCTACATTTGATTTAATATATAATCTATCCCCATTTACTGCAACTATCTTAGCACCACCATCTATAAGTTCAAGTGATGATCCACTTGGTATAGGTGCATTTTTAATAAGGTAAAAATTATTACCTCCGTTTTGTATATAAGCTTCCACTGTAACTGATTGTGTATGTGTATTTGCTAATCGTATTCCTACAATACAATCAAAGCTATCAAAGTTAGAACCATCAGGAAAATCTACAGCAGACGTTCCTATATTTCTTTCTTTGTATTGTCTAAAATTCTGTGCCATTATTTTCTCCCTATAATGCTATTGCCATTGCCACTGCAAAACCTTGTGATGCTGCATCAGCACCATCTATCTTAACTGCAGGTGCTTTAAAAGTTTTATTTACGCTAAGTGAATCATCTGCGTTTGCATAAGTAAATGTTGCATCTGTATCACTTCCACAATCAATTGTTAGACCACCACCATTAGCAGCAGCAGCATTTGCTGAACCATTTGCAACTGTAATATTTTTATCAGTAACATCTAATGTTTGAGAGTTTACTGTAGTTGTTGTACCATCTACTTGCAAACTTCCTTTAATCTGAACTAAACCTGAATTAGCTCCTACTACTGCAGGATCTATAACAAATGTAGCTGGACCTCTAAGTTCACCAGCAACAGTTAAGTTATCGCCTAAACTTACAGCATTACCAAAAGCATTTGTAATTCTAGCATCAGCTCTTGCATTAGTATAATATAAATTAGATCCTTCTGTTAAGTTACCTGTATTATAAGTTGATATAAAAGTTACCCATGCAGATCCATTATATACTTTCATTTGTGATGTATTAGTATCGTACCATAGATCACCACTACCTATTGTTCCACCTGAAGGTGCAGAGCTTCCTATAAAATAAGTATTAGCAAAAGCATTTACATTAGTTATATTTGTAGCAACTGTATTAACATTAGCTATATCATCAGCTACGTCTTCTACATGACTAATATTACTAGCTACAATACCAATATTACTTATAACACCACTAGCATTTAAAGCAGCCATATTTGAGATAACATTAGTGCCGTTTAAGTTAGCCATGTGTGTAATAACGTTAGTACCATTAAGGTTAGCCATATTCGAAATAACATTAGTACCATTTAAATTAGCCATATGTGTAATAACATTGGTACCGTTTAAGTTAGCCATGTTAGTTACATTTTGACTTGTACCTAAGTTATTCATATGTGTAATAACGTTAGTGCCATTAAGATTATTCATGTTAGTTACGTTTTGACCTGTACCTAAAGCTAACATATCCGCTACTGCTTGAGTTGTACCTAATCTTCCTACTTCAGTAGCTTTACCTGCAACAGCTGTAACATCAGTATCTATTCCTGCTACCGTTGTAATTTCATTAGATATAGCAAGAACTAATGCAATATCATTAGTAGTTGTAGTAATACTATTACCCATACCATTACCATGTACTGTACAATAATATCTAGCTGGTTGTGTTCCTGTTGATGGAACTGCTAATACTACTTTAGCACCTGCTTGCCCTGCTGA